TGGATCATCTTTTTCGCACTTAAATGTAACATTCGTATGTAAAGAAATGGATCTCGCACTGTATGAACTCGAGAATGCGTACCCACGCATTCTGTCACACCTTGAGACCAATCATGACGACCCCGCGACACGACATTGTGTAGAACAGGCTAAACACCATCTACAGTCGGCTCGCGAACTCCTGACAGGAGCTGTGATAGATCCGCAGACACATTACGATGATGCTCGTACATTTTATCGAATGTTGTGGAAAGTTCTTCCTTTGATGGTGCTAATGCAATCTTTCGAACCTCTACCTGACGTCCCGGTTGAGGAGGAAAATTCACAAGATACGCAGTCTTCAGACCTGTCAGATCAAGATACCTATGCGCCTGCAACTCCGACCCGTCCGTCAGAGTTTTGATCGTTTTGAATTCGAGGACAATCTCATCGTTGACGATGATATCCGCACGCAATTGTCCCACGACGTGTCCCCTAAACCGAACGAGAATGTGACGTTCCGATTCATACGGAATGTGTTTTTCGCGTAGTAAAACCTCGACCGCGTTATGATACACTCTCTCACTGTATCCCGGTCCCAAATCTTCGTACACTTCTTTCATCAATTCCTCCATTTATAAAGAAACATTAAATTTCTCTATATATGTTAAGATGTCGGAGAACAATGCTCTCAGGAACATGTTAGAGCGTAAACGTCAGGTAAACCGTGAATCTGCACTTTACACAGGGCGATTTAAACTGGAGCGCGCGTTAAAAAAGTTGAAGTCCATGCCACTGGAAACCAGCCGCCAGCAAGAGGCTGCGAAAAAAATCCAAAAGGCTTGGAAAGATCTAAACAAATCCAAGATTGCTAAATACAGGGATGAAAAGGCGAAGAGACTACAAAGTGAAGTGAATCAGTTACTCAAAAATCTCGAATCCGAACGTCCAAAGAAGCGTAAGACTACCAACAGTAACAGCAACAGTAACAACAACCAGGCCCTCACGTACAGGAGGCGGGAGGTTGAATTACCGAACATAGTGGTTGGTCGAGGTATGGGGTGTGACTATGCGGGTATTCCTCGGTATATGAAAAAAGCGAAGCAACGATTTAATAATGCTGGGTACGTCTCTGCATTCTTAGACTATAACGTTTCGTCGAATCAGTACGGTATTACGAAGAACATCGACACGATCGTTAAGCGTTTCGGTCGCGTGTACGAATCCGGATCTAGGATAACTCCTTCGAAACAGATTTACTTTTTCATGGTTGGTATTCGGACGGATGATAACGCACACGCTGTCAGTATATTGGTCGATCCACGTGATTCCAAAGATAGGAAGATATGGGTATTCGATCCACATGGTGAATTGTCTAAATCCTCTGTATGGGGTAAGACGACCCGCAAGAAGATTGTTCCCATCTTGAGAAAACTCTTCAAGATACCCGGTCGCAAAGTAAGGTACTACAACGGACCAAATCTTCAAGCAGATAATGCGCGTGGTGTGTGTACAACATTCTACGTGACGTTCATGGACATGATTCCATTTTTACTTGACAAATCCATCAATATCAATTATATGAGTGAAGCCGCGAAAAGAAATAGTACACAGATGCGTCAGTTTTTCCTAAATTTCGCCCCTGAAAATGCGGGTATAATCACAGCTAAAAATAAAACCAGGTAAGTAGTAGATGACAGCACGCAGGTTACACATTACAAAAATCGTGGTGCGAGATTTGAAATTTGTGAGTAAGTTGTCATCACGGAACCGGTGGGAATATGGAGGTAAAGTCAAGTACGATAGGTGCATGAATTACAAGGGTCTCACCTATGTGACTTCCAAAGAGAGGGCTCGAATAGACTCGAGCGTTCTCGAGGAAGAGTGGTCTGATGCACCCGTAGCGTATCACACACACCCCTCACTCCTACAGGTGATTCCTGATGAAGTTGGTCCGACAATTTTCACAACTCTTCCGAGTAACGCCGACTTTGAATCATTTATCAAGGGGTTCCCGGATATGCAAGTGAACCTCATATGTGACGCGCGGGGCTACTACGTCATAGACATATTTGACGCGGTCAGAAAAGGTACAGTTCCAGTTCCAGAAGCTGTCTATTCTCTCATGAAGGAAGTGCGCTATGAGGACTTCCTTCTTAAACGTAGCTTCGGAGAAGATAAATGTGAATACTTTTCTACAGATTTACGTGAATGGAAAGGGTTCATAAATGAGGACCTACACACAAGACTCAATGAACTCTGCGGCATTTCTATCAAGTTCTATGGGTACGATGATGAACCACCTACGGTCATCATAGACGCATGATGGAATCCTCCAACTCATCCACTTCATACCACGCCCAGTGACACTCTTGTGATTCTACGTCATCTTCGCATATTTCCTGTGCTTCTTTTATCGCTTCTGTGAAACGTAAACGAAGTCTCAGATTTTCTCTAATTGGACGCGCCTCCACGACACTCGGTCGTTTGTACATACTCTCAAGAACGTTCTTACGAGTCTTTGCCAATTTGATTTTGTACAAATTATTTTCGGAAAAGGTTGCAGTACATTTCATATCTTAATGTAGCATAAAGATTTTAAGTGTCTTCAGAGTAGAAGATGTCTTCTTACAGCGTCGAACCCTGCAATTTCAAGTACCGTGTATCCTCCCTCGAGAAGGTGGTCGACGGTGATACCATCGATGTTGCCATCGATCTTGGCTTTGATGTCTGTACGAAGCAGCGTGTTCGTCTACTAGGTATTGACACCCCCGAGTCTCGCACTTCGGACGCTGTTGAGAAGAAGTTTGGTCTCCTATCGAAGAAGAAGCTCAAGGAGTGGTGTATGAAGGCGGTTGCATCTGAGAAGGATGATATCGAAATCGAACTCAGATGCCCGGAGGCGGATTCGAGGGGTAAGTTTGGTCGCGTTCTCGCAGAGGTTTGGGTGTGTGAGGATGGAGTGTGGACCAATGTGAACAAATGGATGTGTGACAAGGGGTACGCTGTCCCATATGCGGCACAGAATAAGTCCGAAGTTGAGGCTCTACACATGGCGAACCGTGAGAAACTCATTGAGCGGGGCGAGATCGACGCCTGATATACATGATGACGAAAATAATAATAACTGCCACGATGAGTTGGGTCAAGTATTCATCGGAGTAATAATCTAGAATCAAATTTGGATTCTTAAGTAGATACCAAAGATTTTTCCGTTGGAAAATCTGTGTGATGGACATGTTGATTCCATGTCCCTGTGTGGCGTGCCACGACCAAGGTGGAATCATCAGACTGTCACCAGGTTCTAACGTCACTTTGTATATTTTCATTTTGCTATGGTCCATCTTGAAAAAGTCCTCCTTTGCAAAATTGGATTTAGTCGCCGACAAAACACTATTCTTATGAATGTTGGGATTATCGTAATTGTCGAATATGTACACAGTTTTTGACCCGTATAATTGGTTGAGTATGAAATCGGAGTTGACATGTAAATGTAACCCACTCGAGTGATTATTTCCTAAATATAACATCAATGCTTCAACATCTCTTCCGTCTGTATTTGGGTTATGTAACGTGTTGAGTAATTTTTCAGATACTCGCTCTTCAAAAAGATCTACTTCCGCACAATAAAGTGAAGGTGTGCGCCCTTTTTTCCAGTGACTGACAAGATTTGGGACGGACATCGTTCCTGTATCCGCACTCGTAGTTGATGTATTGGGTGTATCATATATTTCAATGGGTAATTCGGTATGTCCAAACATTTTTGTAACCTTCTCAAACGGCATCAGTCGTGCTTTGGGTTGATACAAACCACGTATGACAACCGGATGTGTGATTTCCTGTGTGATAATTTGCTTTTCTTCTGGTGTCATCTGACTGTATACGTACGTAGGAAGATCCATATTGTACATATGATATTAAAGTTTCAAGTTATAAACACATAAATGATCATTCATCTCAAGATTACGATAAATCTGAAGCAAAAAAAGCGTCGGCGAAAAAACCGAAAACGTCGTAAGATGAAAACTAAATAGTGTATGGGTACTTTCGTACCCATAAATTACATATCCACTTATCGCCAGACTTTACAGGATTCCCCCCATGTAAAGCCTTGTACGTGATGAAATTGTAATTATTTACTGTGTCAAAAAACAATGCATCACCGGCACCGAGTTTATATGTTCTCTTTAGGTTTGGAAACACAGTTTCTCCACCTATATAATCATCGTTAAGTGCCAAAATAAATGTATAGAGACGCATATTTTCGTCATCTTTGAATGCGTCTTGGTGTGGTTTATAATGACCACCAGGTCTGTATCTGACGACTTGAAGCTTCTCACAGTTTCTAATCGGTCTATCAGTGTACTTCAAACATCTCTCCATAATCATCTGTACCACTGGATCTTCTCGACTGAGCCACGCCGTTTCACTTTTACGAATCGATTCATCAATCCGCTTATTATGTGAAATCGACGACTGCTCGAGTTTACCCGAAGCCTCGCGTATGATATGACGTCTTTCAGACTCAGTTAGGAAATTCTTGAGTATCTTGGGACTGGGATACGTTGGTATTATGTACAAAATCAATAGTATTAATGCGAGAATGATGAGCATCTTATCTTTTACAAATAAAAATTTTTAGGCGTCACACAATTATACCTATTTCTAATGGTACCGAAAACATCATTTCCGTATGCGAACACTTGTTTAATGTTATTTGTAATTTCATCCTTTCGATGTGGTTCAAGAATGAACTGTCTGAGAAGATCACCCCCAGAATGTATCAACATCTCATAAATTTGTGACAAGTCACGCATTTTATCCTTATATTTTTCTTGACGCTGAAGATACACTTTGAAGACGGCTTCATCGAGCTCATTTAACATATATGCGACACGCAATTGTAAATTATCTATAGGCTCCAAATCTAAGTACACATGTTCTCGATCAGAGTAATACACATAAGACGCCAAATGCATTAAATCGTTTGATGCCCCAGCTTCACGTAACTCTCCATAACTGGGTATACCACCACATGGAATATCTCCATGTTCTCGCGACATTCCACCCTTTCGTTTGAATTCTATGTAATGTGGGTTGTGAATACGACCAGTGACAATTTCACCAGATCTCCAATCGAAAGCTGTGTGACAATTGATACACCACATCTGCGAACAACCACTTGTTTTATGTATTACTGTTCCACATTTTGGACATGACTTACTATCACGATTAAGTAACTTCATCGTCTTAACAACTTCTGGATTACATTTATGATCATCAGTGAGAGGTTCGTTACACGCCTTACAAAATGATGTACTACATAATCCACAAAAATAATCCTCGTTGAGAAAACCTTTGCACCCGTCTTTGGGACATTGGCGTACAAATTTGGTTTCACTGGTATCTGTGATATGTCCAGTTGTTCGAATACGTTCGAGATCGGCATATACCTGTTCAAGGTCACGATGAAATTCTACAATTTCTGGGTACGATTCGATATTACGATCGTTGACAGGGAAAGATAAATGATACCTTTGATACAGTTCTATGAGTGTCGCACGAAGTTTACGAGCTTTTCGCCGAAGTTTGCGTATCTCTAAGATTCGTTCAACTTCCTTTTGACTCTGTGGCATCAAAGCCTTTTCTCGTTCGAACAATATATTCTCGCGGTGTCGTCTTAATTCCGTGTTTCGGAAATACTTTGTACAAAAGGAATCAACGAATTCTCGGTTCCAAAGTGTCTTACATCCCATACAATGAGGATCCTGAAAAGAGTCTAAAATATATCTCTGTGAACACGAACGACAACTTTTAAGATCACAAAAAGAACATTCGACTTTCTTGTGATGTATCTTGTTAAATTTTTCACAACATACGTCACATGTAGTCATTAACTTAAAGGCAGACTATTTCTTTAAATTACAAAATTTACTGATATGATACAAACTGGCTAATCATTTCTTTCGAATCATCTCGTTCGTACACCGTCTGAGCAAAAAAGAGTGTCATCTCTGCGAAACCATATGACAAGTAGGTACTTCTATACTTCTCATAAATATGTACAAGTTCATCCATATTCTGATGACACCATTCTTCCACATCTTTTTCTGTCATATCCCTGTGAAGACCACATTCTATGTACTCAGCGACTTCATCACTGAGAGGCATGTCGGTAATCACGGTACAATCGTCATCGGGGTGATTCATTTTTACTTGATTTTACTTTTTAGCCGACTTACTTAGGTTCTTAAAACTTTTCATCGCATTGTTGTACGCCTTGACCATGTCACCGTACTGCGACGCTTTCTGAATACGACCGGTATAAATCCTACTCTTCTTCGTCCAGTTCCGCCGAACATTGGGGCTCGTACCCTTAGGGAATTCTCGTTGGAGACGGTTGACCTTCGATTGGTAACTCCCCTTGTTCATCAAACTCGGCGATTTCGTGAGATACTCTTCAATCTCTGAACGTCTCGTGTTCACGTCGTTCTTGAATTTCACCACCATATTTCTATGATGCGCCTTCTCACTCTGATTCGTGAGGCCCATCTTCGTGTACTTGTTTTCGATATTCTTGCGAAGTTCCACCTTCTTGTTTAGGATATTCTCAATCGCCTTGAGGTCATCGATAGTCTCAGCCTTCCTCAGTTCCTGTGCCCATACACCTATCCTACCCTTGGTGAGACCCTTTCTTTCCCTGAATACACCGTTATTATTAGGACGCATGTTCAATTCTTTGGTGATTTTGTTTTGAAGTGCGTTTTTTTCCGAATTGAAGTTCTTGATCATGTTACGAACGTTATTTTCTTGCTTTTCAACCTCGTTGGGTACACGATTGACATTTACCTTGACGTTATTTACATTGACGGTATTCTTAGATGGAAGAGATACATTGTTATTGTTAGAGAATAAAGGGTTATTTTTCATTTTTGGTTCATTTAGGGTTTTATTCTTTTTATTATTCGCATTGTTGTTCGAGTTCGAGTTCGAGTTCGAGTTCGAGTTGTAGATAGGTTCCGCTGCGCGACCACCTTTACGAATATTCGTTTTTACATCTTTCATCAATTGATTCATAATTTGGTTAGCGACAATCTCCACATCCTTTTTTTTCGCGACATTATTGTTTTTCGATAAGTTGTTGTTAATACCCGTTTCAACATCTTTCATGATTTCATTTATCACATCATTAGTGATATCGACTTTAACATTTTTCTTCTCCTTAGAAGTTCGTTTATTAATAGAGTTGGTAATATCTTTCTTTAGTAATTCATTTGTGATATCGACTTTAACATTTTTCTTCTCCTTAGAAGTTCGTTTATTAATAGAGTTGGTAATATCTTTCTTTAGTAATTCATTTGTGATATTATTGGTAATGTTATTCGCGAGACTCTGGTTCTTCGCGACCTTTTTCTTTCCATACTTAGTAATTTTGTTTGAAATTTCCTTCTTCAACATTTCGTCAACAATTTTATCCGCGACAGTATTCGTGAGTCGGTTATTCTTAACATCTTTATTAATCTCTGTAAGAATCTTATTAGCCACGTAATTGACTTCCCTACTATTGTTGTTCGCTACATTCTTGTTGTTCGTACCAGTTCCAGTGTTAGCTACATTCTTGTTGTTCGTACCAGTTCCGGTGTTGGCTACATTCTTGTTGTTCGTACCAGTTCCGGTGTTAGCTACATTCTTGTTGTTCGTACCAGTTCCGGTGTTAGCTACATTCTTGTTGTTCGTACCAGTTCCAGTGTTAGCTACATTCTTGTTGTTCGTACCAGTTCCAGTGTTAGCTACATTCTTGTTGTTAGTACCAGTTCCAGTGTTAGCTACATTCTTGTTGTTCGTACCAGTTCCGGTGTTGGTATTTTTCTTGCATCGACCCATCATGCGGTTAAACATTCCACATTTTTTGGATCCATTCGCTACCGTCGCGACTGCTGCACCTGCACCCACACTAGCAGCTGTACCGCGCTTTAAAAAATTGAACATTCCCTTCTTGGGTGCGGATGCGTTCGTACCTTTATTCAAAAATGACGTATTCTTATTAGATGCGGGTGCATTTGTACCCTTGTTCAAAAACGAAGCATTTTTCTTCACACTCCCACTAAATGTGGGTGCATTTGTACCCTTATTCAAAAACGACGTATTCTTATTAGATGTGGGTGCGTTTGTACCCTTGTTCAAAAACGACGCATTTTTCTTCACACTCCCACTAAATGTGGGCGCGTTTGTACCCTTGTTCAAAAACGACGCATTTTTCTTCACACTCCCACTAAACGTGGGTGGGGGTGGCGCAGAATTTTGGGGTTGATTCAAAAACGCGGGTTTTGACATGGGAACACTGTTTGGAATAGTCTGGGTGGGGGTTTGGTTTCCGGAATTTTTGGAAACAATCGGGGCTTTGAATGAGAGCTTATTCGGAAACTTGAGAGTGTTCTGTTTCTTTCCGGAATTATTAGTCATAGAAAACCCATTCTTATTTCCTGATAAGTTCACGCGATTTCCATTACCATTGTTAGTGTTACCGTTACGATTGAAGTTTCTGTTATTCTTGTTACCGAAATTGTTAAAGTTCGAGCTTTTGTTTTCGGTGTTGTTGAATGCAGAATTATTGTTAAAATTGCGACGATTGTTGTTCACTGCTGTGTTGTTCACTGCTGTGTTGTTACGCACTGCCGTGTTGTTACGCACTGCTGTGTTGTTACGCACTGCTGTGTTGTTCACTGCTGTGTTGTTCACTGCTGTGTTAGAAACGTCCTTTGTGATGAGACGTTTCGAGACAATCTTCACAGGTTCTCGGATTTTAAGATACCTGAGTCGTTTACCGATTGCATCGGTAAGCTGTTTTTTAGTCATTTGCTCGATTTGGGACGTAAGACCAACTTTACGCGCAATCCTTTTAAGATCCGAGCGCTTCGTGGCAGAGTCGAAAAGAAGTTCATACTCTAAATGTTTCAGTGGTGAAGCGCGATCGATTAAATATGTTCGATCCGCGGTCATCACGAGAGGAGGGAGTGGAAGCTTCCCACCATGAATATTATCATATGCCTCACACATCTGTTTTCTTGTGAGATTAACATTTTCCCCAGTTTGCATCTTAATGCTTTTTCTGAGATTTTCAATGTCAGCGTCTGGATCACACGCTGTGGCCATTTATATTAAACTAACAAAAAAAGTATTAGCGAGTAGAATATCCGATATTGTACAATCTAACTTTTTCTTCATAGGTCATGTTAAAATTAAACACGTTTGTATCTTTTACGTTTATGTCGATAACCTCTACTGGTATATCATACTGAACCCTGTTTTTGAGAGACGAACGTACTAGTGATTCTACGTATTGTTTTGGTGTTTCTATATCTTCCTGATGGATCGTATCCATCTTAATTTTTATACATGTAACTTCGTGTGGTTTTTTGTCCAAGAATGGGTTGATTGGGAATTGTTCCTGAGTACCCCCGTCAACATACGTTTTTCCATCATACTTTCCACATGCGAAAATAAGAGGTATCGCAATACTCATACACACTGCATCTATGACCTTCATATCCGGGTGTGTATCTCTCGAAAAGTATTCTGTTTTGTTGGTATTCAGACAGAATGCCGAAATATAAATTTTCATATCCAATTCATTAAATGTTGGGTCACATCCACATATCTCAACGAGTTTTTTACGTATGGGTGTCATAGATACGAACCCAAACTTATTGAAAAAGGATCCAAGTCGCAATTTCACGAGAGTTGATATATTTAGGTCGAGTGAAATGTTTAAGATTTCATCTATAGACATACCCAACGCCAAAAAAAGTGCGATGATAGATCCTGCCGATGAACCGGAAATCTCTTGAATTTCGGCTAATTGGGATTCACGTGCCTTCAAGCTCCCTATGAGTGAATAAATCGCCATGGATGCTGGACCCAAAACGAGATACTTCATCTTCTTACTTAGTAGAATTGAGGAAATTGACGACGTAAAAGCGCGAAAATGACGGCGTACACTACAGTGTGAATCATCGCCGACTCGACACTCGTTTGACCAGACTGAAATACTCCGCCCGAGCCCGCGGGAATAGTCAATAGAAGACCCGGGCTGAGTGCGATGAACATTGCCGTCGTGACGATGAGATCGCTCTGAGTAAGTACAAGACCCATCGCCTTCGCGACCAGACTGTACGCGAGGAAGAATACGAGGGCATGGAAAAAAACGGACATTTGATCTGTTTGGCGGTTCATAAATTTTACCTTTGAGCCGTCGGTCGTGAGAACCATACCGGGGCTCAGCGCGAGAAAAAGGGCGGCAGGTACGGCAACCTTTTGAGTTGTAATATCTGGGAGCATTTAGTATACACGCATATAATTTTTAGTGAAATCTACAAAGTGGTAAAATGTGACACCTCGTAGCATCTCTTCATGAAGTCCATTCATGTTAACGATACGTCTAATATGCTTCCACACATATTCCAGTGTATCCATGTGTTCCGAATACACACGCTCCTGGTACGGATCATGATTTTCATAGCATAGCTCGACAAAGTCACAAAACTTCCCGGAATGTTGGAGATGTGCATCATCCAATAACGTATTCATGGTGTTCCAAATGTGTCGCAGTTCATCTGAGTATTCGACTTCCCAGTCTTCGATATTCAGAGGAGTGTGTTCATTATTAAATTCATCGTCGTCGCTCACACAGGCGTCAAACCCAATGGTAGCTTCGTCGACGTACTGGCTCCAAACCATATTGTATTTCTACTTATCTTCTTTTACAGGTTTATCTTTTATACCAGTTAGCGAAAGAGAAGTTGACTCTTTCGTCTTAAGCCCATCTTTAATGGCATTCAAAGCCCCCTCAACCTTCGTTTCATCTCCACCAAAAAATGTCATGAGACCTTCCTTGATCGCGTCCTTATTCATACCAGCCTTCCTGACAGACTTGCGGATGCTAATCTTACCCTTCCTGAGGTTAATGGTATCGATACCCTGTTCCATCATATGCTTTTTTACATTTTCCTTAAGACGCTTCTCTTCCTGATTGAGGACCTTGATATCAGATTTAGCTTCAGAGAGCTGTTTAGTAAGATCTACTAGTTTAGAAACACTTTCACTAAGTTCATTCGTCACAGAAGTCATTTGTTAAATTACACTAAGGTCTAATCTTTAAGCGCACAAACCGCGTTGCATGGTGTCGGGAGCGATAGTGGAATTGTTCCACACGAAAGGTTCCTTAGGGTTAGGGGGATCCTTGCGGATCTGTTGGTTCGCGTTGCGGAGGGCACCACCGATGGTCTCGGGATAACCGACCTGAGCACGAGGTTCGAGGAAGTTCTGACCCTTGAGCACATCCTCTGGGGCAAACTGCCCAAAGTCTTCCTTGGAAGACACTTCACGAGGAAGGAGAGACGACGCGAGGCCGGTACCCTTGTTCATACCAGCGGAAGCAGTCGCGGGACCGATCGAGGAACCAGAACCGAAGGAGCTGTACTGCTTCTCGGTGATAGAGTAGTTAGAGGACCGGTTCACAACGAACAAGAGATAGATCACAACAGCGATGGCAGCGAACATCAGAATTTGCTGAGTGCGACCCTTCATCATAGTTTATATATTAGTAACAAATTTTTTTATTTAGTGAGAATATCGATCCGTTCTTTGATTGTCGTCTGAGGTTCCTCTGGTACGGAGTCGGGCTTGGGCTCGGGCTCGGGCTCAGGCTCAGGCTCAGGCTCGGGCTCGGGCTCGTCAACAAAAGCATACTCCTCTGGGTATACGTCACTTACTGGTTCATCTTTTACGGGATCATCGTGTACCCGAACCTGTACAACATTCCAATGGCCACCAAATGCCTTCTTGGCAAACCAAAGACCGGCGAATTCGACGATAACATCGCACGTCTTTTCGGGCTGGACCATTTCAATATCGACGTGTTCCTGGTTCATGTTAAATACACGCAGAGCTGGTTCAGTGATAACATCAGCGGTCATCTGACCACCATTGATGATACTGCGGTACGCACCCCTGATCACTTTTTCGGAGAGTTGCTTACCGAACCACTCGACACAGTTATCGTGCGCGGCGGATAAATTCTGGGACTCGATGTCAGTGATCTTGGACATGTTCGAGTCTGAATTGATGTCAAAAACCATCTCCCCTGAGACTTCGGAAAATGTTACGGCATTCAACTGAACGAGACACTTCTGCTTCTCATCATTTGAAGCCTTCACAAAATAAAGACCATCGTCACCTTTGGCTGGGGTGTTATAGAACATTATGCTTACTTTATGTCTCACTTCTTTAAACCAATAAAAGGTATAGCCGACGCGTTATCTAAAACCTTCTTAGATATCCAATCATTGCGACCAGGTTTGTACCCATACAACGTTTTGGTCACATTGAGGTTTTTTGGTAACCGCTTCGCCTGAACAGGTCTGAGTGGAAATTCGTTTTTAACGTATGCATTATTCTTCACATTTTTCCATTTCTTATTCTTAAGATTGAATCGTTGGTTCCCATGTGATTTATTAAAACCCTCTACGTTCATCTTATTCGTCACGGGTTTTAGACCATGCACCAATTGTTTGGACAGACGCTCTTTCGAAGGCTCCGTCGTGAATCTCTTGTATTTATGAGGGTCTACTCGCTTCGCCTTCTTTATGTTTACTTCCCTGTATGACTTCATAGGTTTCATTTTTCGAAGACCTAATTTTGAACGAATCTTCTTGAACACGGTATCTATTGAATCTGAAGTTCCCACTCGTTTATCGAAAAGTTTACCGAGTCTCACGAGACGAAGACGGTCCTTGACTTTCTTTTCCGGCCTGAGTTTCAACTTTTGCATGAGATAAATATCCTCGACCAAAAACTCTTTACTCGCAACGTAAATCTTTTGGTTGTTTATCATCTTTCCAGAGACCGGGTTTCTATACACGACACTTTTCCGTTTCGTGTCCGCGACTTCGTATCCGAATTCATTGGGGCGCATGAATGGGATATCGAGTATACCACCAAGTGTGGTCTCCTGGATACGTCCGGTCGCGGGTGAAAAGAAACGGATATTCAGATCGAGTGCGAACAACTCTACGTCTATGAATACATCACTCTTGGATGGTTTATTCGTCGCACCACTCTTTTTCTTTTTTATGAGTGTGTATCTCCTGGTGACATACGGACCACTTTTACTGAATCCAATACCCGTGAATTTGAAAAGTTTCGGGTACTTGTTTTGGAACGACGCGATCCTGTTCTTGATCCGTGTGTTGAGATTTTTCGCGTGTTTACCGAGCATGTCCCAGAGTAGTAGTTTGAGTGCCTGCAGTTTTCCAAAATATTTGGTATCTGTCTTCATGAACGGGACAAACTTCGCGTCAATATCTGTGGTGACGATACGATCATTGAAATCAACGTACAGGTTAAACGCTTCACCGCCACTCACGATGAGGTCACCCGACGATTTCAGGGATTGGGTGAGTTCCCCGATCGTATCAAGTATTATATCACGAATAGAATCTGTTACCATGACATAGACCATTTTTTCCAGGGAATTGTCTGGAAATTTGTCTCGAAGTCGCTGTCTGAATTTTCCGAGATCGCGTTGTTCGTTCCTGTCGAAGTATTTCTTCAATTTCGCATCTTTGAAAAATAGATTTTCATTCATGAACTTATCAATGGCAACTTTCGAATAACTTTTTTCATCCATTAATATATCGTGATATAATAATATGGTCTGCAACGTGATAGACGAATGCAGGTGCTATGCATACGAAGATGACAAAAAACAATTTTGCGGGGTACGCAGAGGTCCACACGTACTCCCATGTCCTTCAGATTGTTGTGCTGGTGGGTGTTCAGGTAAAATCCCATTTAGAATCATCCCTCGTCCCAAGCCACCCAAACATGTACCAAGTTTCCGAGACATGGACATGAAAGTCTTACTGTTATTCACGGTCATTCTAGGTTGTATTTTTCTCCTTCTACTCTGACTTAAAGATTAACGAGCTAAGTAAGATATAATGTCTCTCGAAACTATTCAAACTGAAATCGCTGCTCTCCGCTCTGAAGTCAAGTCTCTCGTGAAGCTCGTCCGCAAGGTCAAGAACTTCCAGGAGGACCCCGATGGGGAAAAGGCTAAGAAGCGCGCCGAGAACAACGGCTTCAACCGCAAACAGGAAATTACACCTAAGTTGCGCGAGTTTCTCAGCCTTCCCGAAGGCGAGCTCATCTCTCGCTCTGAGGTAACCAAGTTCGTGAACAAGTACATCATCGACAACGGGCTTAAGCACCCCGAGAACGGTCGTCAGATTGTCCTCGACGACAAGCTCCGTAACCTTCTCGCACCACCTGCGGATGTCGTTGTGACCTACCTTAATCTTCAGAAGTACCTTTCTCCTCACTACGTGAAGAAGGCTTAAAAAAATAAAACACATACATAATAAGATGGTGACTTTTCTGACAAAAGAAACCACCGAATCACTTATTGGTACAAAGATCAAAAATCTTGATTTGTACCAAAAGGCTTTTACACATAAATCTGCTCTCAAAGAGTATGAACAATTTACAGAATCTTTTGAAACCCTCGAATTTATTGGTGACTCTGTACTTGGATTTGTCATCACTAAATTTTTATTTGATCAGCATGAAAGTAAGCAGGAGGGTTTTTTAACTAAAGCTCGAACAAAACTTGTTCGTGGCGAAATGTTAGCCAGTATTGCACTGAAACTGGGTCTCGAGAAGCTTGTCATCATGGACGAGAAGGGAATGCGTAATGGATGGAATAATAACCCAAAGATTTTAGAAGATGTGTTTGAGGCTCTTATTGGTGCTATCTACATGGATATTGGTCTTTTACACGCAAAAGAGTTTGTGCTTCGGATCTACCAAGACCCTTCGATGGTTGATATGAATGCCATAATGGTGGATGATAACTTTAAAGACCATCTCATGCGCTATTGTCAACTCAACAATTTCCAGCTCCCGGAGTACCGTGTGTGTGCACATCACGAAGGTTTGTTTTACATAGACATATATGTGAATGGACAATTCCTGAGTCGGGGATCTGCCAAAAGTAAGAAACAAGCTGAACAAAATGCAGCTAAGTCATTCTTTGATCAGCTTAAAAAATACAATGTACAGTAATTTAATATGCATCCGAATGTCAAAGCCCTAATTGAAAGGGAATATGCGGCACAAAAGTCTGAGGAGTGGCTCGCTCTTCGTGGAAACATGTTGACCGCTTCAGACGCTGCGACGGCGATCGGCGTGAACAAATATGAAACACCAGATGGATTACTCCTTAAAAAGTGTGGTCTTGGTGAAAAGTTCACTGGGAACGCCGCCACTCGTCATGGTGAGAAATACGAGGATGAAGCTCGTATACTCTACGAGGAACGTCACGGGGAAGTCGTGCACGAGATTGGTCTCTGTCCCCATCCCGAACATTCGTGGCTAGGTGGAAGTCCTGATGGTGTTTCCGAATCCGGAAAGCTCGTCGAGATTAAATGTCCTCCTCAGCGTGCTATCATTCCCGGTGTCGTGCCGGAACATTATATGCCCCAGCTACAACTTTGTATGGAAATTCTCGACCTAGAAGAGGCGGATTTCATTCAATATAAGCCAGCTGAAACCAATTGGCCGAAACCGGAAGAGTTTGACGTCACCAACGTGAAGAGGGATCGTGAATGGTTCAAGAAATACCTCCCAGTCATGAAGGAGTTTTGGGACAAGGTTGTGTACTATCGAGAACACATCGATGAACTCCCGAAACCCAAAGAGAAAGTGAAGAGACCTCGTAAGAAGAAGGAACCTGAACCCGTCGTGTGTGAAGTTCAGGTACTTCCAGATGAGGATGTGTACGTGGAAGATTGAAACCTAAGTGAATCATCTACACAAGAAAAACATCTCAAAAAATGAAGATTGAAGGTCTCAACGGACGTCTTTTTGCACCGTACCAACATGACGGTGTGAAGTGGATGCTTGGTATGGAACACCAAGCGTCCGGACCCAAAGGTGGGTTCTTATGTGACGAAATGGGTCTGGGTAAGACCGTACAACTTGTGGCGACCATGCTCGGAAACCGCAAGTCCCGTACACTCATCATCGTACCCAAATCTATTATCACTCAGTGGTCGGAGGAAATTATCAAGTTTGCACCGGGATTGCGAGTCGCTGTTTTTGATGGTCCGGACCGAGTCCTGGACAAATCGGCTGACGTGACACTCGCACCGTATACCCTTCTCGTGACGAAGGAGGGGACGACCCCTCTTCACATGGTCTCATGGGATCGAGTCATTCTTGACGAAGCCCATGAGATTCGAAACAAGAGTTCGAAACTGTTCAAGAGTGTGTGTCGCCTCAAGTCTGAAATAAAATGGATTGTCACGGGTACACCTGTGTTCAATTCGATGCAAGATTTCGTGTCTCTGTGTACGTTTCTTGGCATCCCAAAAAGTTTTGTTCAGGGTCGAACGAAGGAGATCAAGGACATCTACATTCTTCGAAGAACCAAAGATGACCTGGTCGATCGACTCAAACTTCCTCCGTGTTATTTCGAGAATGTCGAACTCGATATGTTTCCAGAGGAAAAAGCACTTTACGAGTGTGTCTTTACCGAAGCACAGGATACGATCAAGGATGCGTTCAGACACGCCCAAAGTCTCAACGCGAAGAATATGGTCATTCTGGAGTGTCTTCTTCGCGCTCGACAATGCATGATTTGGCCGCAGATGTACCTGGATGGTGTCGCAGTGAAGAATGAAACCACACCGACGAGATGGACGGGGCGATCGAACAAGATGGAGACGTTATTCAGGATGATTCAGGAACACCCAGATGAAAAGAGCCTTGTGTTTTGTCAATTCAGGGGTGAAATGAATTACATTCAGAGTCAGTTGAAGTGCCCAGTCTTTAGGGTTGATGGCTCGGTCCCTAAGGATGAGCGCGTCAGGCAGATTGAGGGTTTCAAGAAGGCATCCAGTGGTGCTGTTTTCATCATTCAGATTAAGAGTGGTGGTCAAGGTCTCAATCTTCAGGAAGCGACCCGAGTGTACATCATGGCGCCATCATGGAACCCTGCAACGGAACTTCAGGCGATTGGTCGAAGTCATCGAACTGGACAGACACAGGCGGTTTACGTAAAAAAATTGATCTACAAAGAGTGTCCGCGTTTCGTGAGCGTCGAAGAAGAGATGATGGCACTTCAAGGTCATAAATCCATAGTGTGTTCCGAAGTTTTGAATGATGACAGGGTGAAGACACAGATCCCGGTGAATCGAACATCTGACCGAATTTCAATCCTCGACATTAAGAAAATTTTCCGTGCTTAATGTAAAAATGACTGTTGGATCTCGCGCTGAAGTTTTTCACGGTAACGCTGACAGGACTGCTGGAGGTCTTTCCAAAAAGGATCTCATCATGAAGGATGGACGGATTGTATCCAAGTCGGCGAGCAAGGCTGCTCTCAAGCGTATGAAGAAAGAGGGTAAGAAGGCGATGGTGAAAGTGTTCAAGCCTAAGAAGACTGGTTTCAAGCTTCAGCCCAAGGTTGGTACCGTAGAGTATGAGAAAAAGATTGCTAAGATGCAGTAAAATTTTGTAACTATAGAGTAAGAATGTCTCTCAAGCGCTGGGAAGACTCAGTGAAAATTGCAAAAATCAAACTAGGAATAGACCCAAAGGAATTTACCCGGATTCAAGGTAAATTGCTCAAGGAGTCTCAGAGAATATATCGCATTTTGATGTTGAATAAAAATGTCAGTAAAAAGTAATTATGGCTTCGACCAACCAGAACCAGGTGCCAAACAATGCCTCGCGTAATCCCAACATTGCTACCGGGAACAACGCTCGTGGGAACAACAACAACCAGGCTCGTGGGAACAACAACAACCAGGCTCGTGGGAACAACAACGGTCGTAACAATAACGCCAGGAATGGTAATTCTGTTATGGCCCGAGCGCGCGGTAAATCTCTCGCGGAGCAGGCACAGTCTCAGGGGTACGCGATGGCCCAACGGGCTCACGAACAGGCACTCGCTATGGTCCAACAGGCGCAACTTCAGGCTCTCGAAAAGGCGAAACAAGTCGCTGTCGCTCGTGGTTTGCAGTTCAATGCTAACGTACCAACCAACTACCTCGATTCTCAGGGGCGTCGGATCATGCAAGGTGCGAACGGTGGTACGTACGTGAACACTGCGAGTGGTCGTAACTATAAGCCGACACCTGCGTTTCTGAACCAGATGGGTACGAACGTCGTATCTCAGGTTGGAAAGAATAATAATCTCCCTTAACAATAAACAACAATGGCGTTCGCCGCCCTAGCGAAGAGTGCTCTCAAGTCTGCCGCCAAGTCCGCTGCCAAGGAAGCGAAAGGTATGGCAAAGAATCTCGCCAAGAACGCCGCCGGAGAACTCAAGGCCGCCGCGAAGGCCAAGTCTCAGCAGATGACTCAAAACGCGATCAAATTTGGAACGGCGAAGCTGAACCAGGCTCAGGCGCGCGTTGCAAACAAGATGGGTGCGATGGCGGTTGGTGTACAGGCTGGTGCGCCCGTGATGGTGGGTCCTAAAGGTGGTAACTTCCGACTCAACTCCAAGGGTCAGCGTCTTCCTATGCTTCCTCTTCGTTAGGTAAGACAAACTGGAATCCCTTAAGGTTCTGAGGCTCATATACGACGAGCTGATATAATTTCCAAGTACATCCAAACATCCTATTCAAGAAATACACACTGCCAAGTTCGACGATGGCGTGTCCAGAATTCCTTGCATAGAGACCGTTTGTAACTTCATCCCTGACGGGAACCTTATCGGAATTGTAGATAGTCGCCTTGATGGCATCTTCCATATCTGTATCAACCTTCACCCGAATCTTCGGTTCGCGGTCGCCAGACATTTTAATATTCGAATTAAACATTGGTTCTAGCTCCTCTCTAGTCATTTGTTTACCAAAAATAGACTCACTCTGTTCAATGACAGAATCAATGACTATATTTTCAATCTTGCGTATGGACTCGTAAAACTTCTTCATATAGCTTCCATCTTCATCGTAACCTTTGATAGCGAAGTCGATATTATACTTCGTCTGACCAACCTCAGGTGTAAACCCGGAAACTCCAAATGGCATGTACATACGTGGGAACTGTATGCGGAAAGGTGTTCCCTGTTTTGTGCTGATGACGATCTTTCTATTATTGTATTCATTTAGTTGGATATTTTCAACAGCTTTGTCCATGAGTCACTGTATGTCTAACACGTAAAAACTTTAAGCTGAGCACGCGACACACTCTGGTTCTAAACTAAACTGGATTGGCCGAGCTTTCGCCTTAGATCTCAGATAATACATTCCAGTCTTAAGACCCGCCTTCCATGCATACATGTGCATTGAAGAAAGCTTTGACATTGTTGGACTCTCCATAAACAGATTCATAGATTGAGACTGATCGATAAAATGACCCCGATCCGCCGCCATATCGATAATACACTTTTGACTAATCTCCCATACAGTCTTGTAAAGACTCTTAATATCGTCGGGTATATCTACGATATTCTGAACGGAACCACCGGCCTTGACCATGAGATCCTTCATTTCCTTCGACCACAGACCACGCTTTTTAAGGTCATTCACTAAATGGTTATTCACGACAACAAATTCACCTGCAAGTGTACGCCTCAAATAAATGTTGGTTGTGTACGGCTCAAAACATTCATTGTTTCCTAAAATCTGAGCAGTTGAAGCAGTTGGCATGGGAGCCATGAGAAGACTGTTTCGAATTCCCTTAGTTTTGACCCGTTCACGCATTGCATCCCAGTCGTAACGACCACTGAATTTAGTATCACCTTCCCACATATCTGGCTGAAGAACACCTTCAGAGGCGGGAGATCCTTGAAAACTTTCATAAGGACCATCAATCTCGGCGAGTTCCGAAGAAGCCTCGATGGCTGCATGGTACATCGTCTCGAAGATGTGCGCGTTCATGAGACGAGACTCTTCACAGTCGAAAGGAAGACCACAAAGAATAAACACATCCGCGAGACCCTGAACACCAAGACCGATGGGACGGTGCTTCATGTTCGAACGTCGGGCAGTCTCCACTGGGTAAAAGTTGCGATCAATGACACGATTCAGGTTTTTCGTGACAATCTTTGTGACTTCATGAAGCTTCTCGTAATCGAACGTCTTCGTTTCCCGGTTGACATATTTGGGGAGGGCGATAGACGCCAAGTTACATACAGACGTCTCGTCCTTGTTTGTGTATTCCAAAATCTCTGTACAAAGATTGGAACTCTTAATCACACCCAGATTTTTCTGGTTCGACTTAGAGTTGCACGCATCTTTGTAGAGCATGTATGGGGTTCCAGTCTCCGTTTGAGACTTGAGAATCGCCTTCCATACATCGGCTGCGGGAACGGTCGCATTGGCAAGACCCTCTTCTTCATACTTGATGTAGAGCTCTTCGAACTCCTTACCATAGACATCAGAAAGGCCCTTAGCCTTGTCGGGACAGAAGAGGGACCAGTTACCGCCCTCTTCCACACGCTTCATGAATAGGTCGGGAATCCACATAGCTGAGAAAAGGTCGCGGCACCTAGCCTCTTCGTCACCTTGATTCAGGCGCAACTCTAGAAACTCCATAATGTCCGAATGCCAGGGCTCCAAGTATACGGCGATCGAACCCTTGCGACGACCAGCCTGATTCACATAACGCGCTGTGGCATTGAATACACGAAGCATTGGGATGATACCATCAGATTGACCGTTTGTACCTCGAATACGGGACTTGTTCCCACGAATATTGTGAATATGCATACCGATACCACCTGCCCACTTTGAGATTTGAGCACACTCTGTCAGAGTTCCGTAAATGCCATCGATGGAATCATCTTTACCGGCGATAAGGAAACACGACGACATTTGAGGTCTGGGTGTACCAGCGTTGAAAAGGGTAGGAGTCGCATGAATGAAAAAACCTTGTGACATTTTATCGTACGTTTCGAGTACAGACGGGATGTCTTTACCGTGAATACCAATCGCTACACGCATAAACATATATTGAGGTGTTTCAATGAGTTTACCATCGACGCGTTGAAGATAGCTCTTCTCGAGAGTCTTAAGACCAAAGTAACCAAATTCAAAATCCCGGTCCGTCTTGATCTGTTCTTTGACTTGTTGAGCGACTTCGACAACCTCGTCTGTGATCACACCAGCCTTGTGGAGTTTACGCATCGCGAGATGAAAATTATTAGGGCACACTTTTTGGATGTTACTCGCCACAATACGCGTAGCGAGTATTTCATAATCGGGGTCAGATGTGATCATACCGACACATATTTCGGCCGAAAGGGTGTCGATTTCCTGGGTTGTAATGTTATCATACATGGACGAAAACACTTGCTGTGCAACCTTCGAAGAATCACATTTTTCAGAAAGTCCGTACGTTAAGTTCTTGATCCTATTGGTGACATTATCAAATTTCATATCCTCAATACGACCTGAGCGTTTAATGACCCTCATATATTTACACTTCCCGTTTTATTTTTAACTTACTTCTTGCAGTTCAAGTCGGCACTCCGGACGGTGGCGGTTCCAAGTGTTTCCATGCGACGATCGGGTTGGAGAAGGTATGTGTTCACGAAGAATGGACCCTCTTTACCCGCTTGTGCTACAGGGGCATAGGATCCAATGAAGCAGGAGGGTGGACTACAAGCGATTGTGTCTACCGAGTTTGGACCTTTGGCATAAGCTTTGTCAAAATCGGCGTAGTTCAGCATTTACTATTGACACACAATTTTTTTCGGGATGTATATTAAATGAGTAATCTTCACCTGAATTCTGTAATGCAGTGTGAGACTCCATTGAATACACTCTTTTTTTCTGAGTTCAACAAAAATCTTCTTCAGCGTGGAATTCGTCAGGCGTTTAAGGATCGTACTGGGATATCCATAGATTATCAAAATAGTGATGATCTTTATGGGATCATGCGAGTCGTGTTCATCAACAACTCCGGTGATCACCAGAAAGAAGTGAACAAGCAGGTCAAAATGATGAATGCTCGTGTCATCGAAACTGCCCTGTCTCAGATCCAAACTGGGGTATCTCAATACATCGCCTATGTGAGTGAAATTGACACCACGAGGACCCTTCTCGACCAACCCATAAACACGAGTACGGTGGGTAAAAAAATACCCTACAACAACAAGATTGGAATCAACTAACTTAAAGTTAGAAATCTCCAATGAGGTAAGTATGAGCTTGAATTATTACAAGGCTGAAACAGAGAGAGTATGTAAATCTAAGGGATGGGACCGGGCACCCATCGACACTGTATGGCTCCTCCTTTCCGAAGAAGTCGGTGAACTCGCCTCAGCCATTCGACAGTACAAGAAGATGTACAAAAAGACGAATCTGAAAAAGGAACGAGGTACGGATGTCATGATGGAGATGGGGGATGTCTTCAGTTATCTTTTTCAATTGGCACACATGCTAAACGTAGACCTGGATCAGATGTGGGAAGAACACCGGTTCAAAATGAATGATAAAAAATATAATCTGAAGTAGTAGTAACAGCTATGAGTAAGTTTATGCTCAGCGATGAGGATGCTATTAACGACGTGAATCCATTTGTCACACAGGATTTTTCACTTCCAGGAAGTGTGCGACAGAGTGGGGGATTTGATAATTTTTCCAATGTGTCTGTGAGTGGAGGTCTGACTGATCCCAGTGAAAGTGTCTACTGCAGTATCGGTTTATGTGAGACACAAACCAAGCCCACGAATGTTTTCAGTGCCATTCACCCCCGTAGGAACATTGATACCGGGTTCGTGTGTGATATACCTGAGAAGATGAAAATCGGTGTTGCTAAACCGATGAGAGTTCCGTACTTTGGTATTTTTTTGATTGCCATGTTCATAACTCTTGCTCTATCGTTTGTACGACGGTAAGGAAGTACTCCAAACGGTCCAACTTGAAACACTCTTCGACACACTGATGTACGTGTTTTTTACAAAACTTTATGATACACTCTCTCTGCCAAGCACTTTTCATATTAATAATGGGTGGCTGGAAGCTGGGATCTAGAATCTTTGTCGCGTGTGCGAGACGAACGTACACGTTTATGTCACGCCTATGATACAAGAGTGAATCGAGTGCGAGTTCAGCCATTCGCTGTCTAACTTCCAGTGTCTTCTCGACCATGATGTCCAAAAACTTGATGTAAGGAATAGTATTCTTCTTCGCCTCGAAGAGTTGCCAATCCGCAAGAGGCTCGGTGTTCATGTAATCTGTGTACGTCTCGTACCCCTTTCCGCGTACATACGAATCATACACAATCTCCACGTAAGTGAGGTCAGATTCTACATCATGTACAACTTTCGCAGACTTAAAGAAGGAACTCATATACTCACATAAAGAATATATTCTTTAAACACCTAAGTAGTTAAACGAGCATCAGCTTATTTATGAACAAATGTACTCTACGATTGCGAACAATTCGTTTTCCTATCTCCTCACGATAGATGAGTTTAGGAATACTTTACCAGACGATCTCAGACCTTCGTGGATAAAGATTACTACGATTACGATGGTGTCAAACTTTATCCAGAATATTGACATCAAACGTCTTCGTTCCGTCTTTGAGGATATTGGTACATACAGGATGAAACGCTCCGGTACAGAAACGGATGGTTTTGAATGGAAACTCAAACCCACGACATTTTACAATCAAGTCACATTGACATATCATGATTCGTATAGTACCAAGTCAGTCAAAGTGTTTCCTAATGGTTCCATTCAAGTTGCCGGGTGCTGCGACCTCTTTGACTGTAAGCGCATCATCACACAATTGATTCATATTTTCAAAGTCTTTTTGGATTTGAAAATCGAAGTTCCTGGAGATTCTTTCAGGGTTGTCATGATCAATTCAAACTTCAGTCTCAATTATAACATCAACCTGATGAAAGTATCTGATTGGTTTGAAAGATATAATGATATTTTCAAAGTTTCATTTGAACCAGACCGATACTCTGCTGTGAAGGTAAAATTCAAGCCCGCACACGAGATGAAGGAGATTACATGTAGTATCTTCAGTACCGGTAAAATCATCATCACTGGTGCAGAGACACTCAAGGAAATTGCATTCGCATATAACATCATTAACCAACACATCAATGAAAATCCCGAGATTCGAGTGACCCGCACAGAAGATACGGACGTGTTTGATATATATCTAGGATACAAGTGTGACTCATTCGTGAAACATCTGAAGAGTAAGGGGTTTGAATCGTGGACGAGGACGATTACGAATAGACAAATTAATTTCTAACTTTATAGTAATCAAAATGTCTCAACGACTTGGAATGGCCGATGGACGCTGTTTCACGATCAATACGTCAGCCCAACTACTGAACAACTATGTGATGAAGAAGAATGATATCACCTTCGAAGACAACTACTCGTACCGCCAGCTTCTCCAGAAGCAGGGTCCCGAGCTCCTTTCGAAGATTCAAGATGAGCAGGGTAAGGGGAAGTGCAACTCGTGTGATAAACCTCTCGTCGATGCTTCTGATATCTACTAACTGAGCTAAATTACGAAAAAAACTTTAGACCCATACTCTAGAATGTCCACATGTTCTATATGTCTGAATGAAGTCAGGTCGACGAGGGCCAATCCTCCGATTCGCTGCGGACATATATTTCATACCCACTGTCTAGAGTTGTGGAAATTACAAGGTAAGAACACATGCCCCACGTGTAGGAAAGTGTTTGATGTTTCTCAATTTAAAGTAGATGTTACAATTCATAATAATTATACACAAGTATCTAACGTTGTCTCACTAAACGAAGATTCAATTCTAGACGTGCTCGATCTATTCGACATATCTTTCGAGGCGGAGAATACGTTAGACCTAAACAGTATTCTCTCAGATCTTGGGATAACCCTTGCCGACTTTGATACCGCTATCCTTGATACAGAAGGATGAGCAGTACTTATCATAGTTTAACTCCTTGTACTTTCTCGACGCAGTTCTAGGATCTTTAATTACTTTACCATTCGCATCACCTAGCAGGGGACCGGTCGCCCAGCCACGTTTATGACTAAAGACATTCGCCTTGAATGTGATTCGTTGCCCAACCTTGAACGAACCAGCCTTTTTAACTCTAGATTCAGGAATCTTAAAAAACGCGGCGACAGACTTGATCGTATCACCAGGTTTGATCTTGTATTCGACGATACCATGTTGTTTATAAAAGTGGAAATCACCCTGTCGAATATAATTCGTTGGTCGACCTGAGGACACGAACATCATAATCTTATAGTACCCCTTTTTACACTTTTTGTCACCGTCGATTTTGTAGACATTTTTAGGGTTGTCAGAAACGACGCGCTTGGGTAACCCGTCACATGATGTATAATTGTGTCTGACGTTAGACATCCCAGATCGGTCACCCGGAATCGACTTCTGCCAACGATACGCTTCATAATCTCCGACGGCGTACGCATAACAATTGTTATTGGGAATACCCTTGTTTGATCCCCAACGTCGGTTAGTAAATTTACTTTCAGATCCACTGAGTGGGAGGTCTTTTGTATTCGGCTTCGGCTTCGGCTTCGGCTTCGGCTTCGGCTTTGACATCTATGATGTACGTAGAAAAAAAATATCAGCATGTAATAAATGTTCAACAACCTCATCAAGTCTGAAAATCAAGACGATGTAGTCAAGCAGCTTCTCGTGTTCGTGCTGTCGATTCTCATCAGCACTTTCATCCTCCGCCTTGTGTGGAACTCGTCGCTCGTGAAGCACATCACCGTGCTCAAGCCCATCAACTCGATGCTCGATGCGTTCATCCTTTCCATTTCCATCAGGGTGATCGCCGGTCTCGACCGTTAAATTTTACGCACTCTTGTTCAGTTAACTCATTCCATTTATAAACATTTGTTCGTGTATTATAAATGTCATCTACAGTATTCATCGTAGGAAACAAGAAAGTCACGCTCAAGTACACCAGGAAAATGCCACGTGGTGAAGTTGACCGGATGAAATCATTCGTCACTAAGAATGGTGAGAAACTCGTCAAGACTTCAAAGTTTAAGATACTCTCTGAAGTTGACGAGGGTACGAAGAGGGTTTTTAAGGTTGACAAATCTTCTTTTTGAGTGTAGCGCGTTCATCATTTGATAGACCGTTCACATATTTGTTGATTTTAGCTTGCTTTAAGTTCCTTAGCACCTTATTCTTAGCCAAAGCCTTGTCGTACCGAGCCTTTGACCTGAATACACGATTCTTACCATTTACGTCGATGAAAGAGAGACGAATGGGTGTGGGGGTCTTAGTCTTGTGAGTTGGGGTGGCTGTCTTAATCTCGGAAACTGGTTTGGTGCGTGCAATACCAGGCCTCTTACGGGGTGCTGGTTTGGCTTTTGGTTTAGCCGCAAGTACAGCCGCAGCCCTCTTAATCGCACTGTTCATCTTCTTCTTCCTTTCTGCAGTTGAGAGTTTGGGGCTGGGGGTCTTGGTCTTAGCCTTAGGAGTCTTGGACTTGGGGGGAGTCCTAGCCTTAGGAATCATTTTGAGAATAGGTGCAACTTGAGTCTCACCGGTCAGGAAAGGGTGTGTCAACACATCCTCGAATGTGGGAACACTCTTGCTAACTTCGAGTAGCCATTTACGTTCACCGCTTCGTTTTACAGAGTCTTTTAATCCACCACCTTCATTTCTCATCGAAATACGACCCATCGTCGTGTACGGACCATTGAAAGTGAGGAAGTCTGTATTCGGTATGATTTTCTTTATGAAATTGTGAATGAGACGTTCTTCTCGGTCTTGTGGATGACGCACCTTCGCGAAGATGGTATACAGGAATAAGTGAAGATCATACAAGGGGTGTGCCGGTCCCTTGTCCGGAATACCTACATGTTTGTACCCACCATTTTTTAGTGTAGGGTTTGTCATACGAGGAAAATGGGAGAGTCCGAAATCAATCATCACAGCATCCACACCACCATTGGGACTGGTGTAGGTCTTATTTCCAACTTTCCAAGAAAATGGAACCTTGAGATCTTTACTCACTATGACATTTCCACCATGTAAATCTTGGTGACGAAAACCGGGAATATCCTGACCAATCTGATACAGGTTATACACGACTTGTGTGATAACGGACTTTATCGCCTCGAGTGACGGTTCAGTTTGCCACCATTTATTGAATTCGACACCTTCCAAACGCTCCATATAAAGAATATTCATCTTCTCATCTTCACACTTCTTATAAAGATACATCTTGGGAACTGCATACTTTTTCAACTTTTGCGCAACTTTAAATTCAAAATCGGAGGTACCTTCAGAATTCAGGGATGTGTCAATCTCTTTGTACGCGACGTATCGACGACCATTATCATTGATACTTCCGCGGTACACTTTACCATACATACCCTGTCCAAGTGGCGTACCCTTACCAGGTCTAAGTTTCTCACTACTCCCATGATACGGAACTTTGAGATACTTACTCGGCATACACGCCTTCTTACCCCTGAGTAATTTTTTCAAGTTACTCTCAATATTAGACATACTTACTTGTTGTTAAGAAGTTATTTTCAACTTAACAAGAAGGGAAATTAAATCAAGTCCGTAGGACTTGGGAATTGTAAACTTACTGATCATCAATCTCCTCATCTTCAATCTCGTCAACCTCCTCCTCTTCCGCATCGGGAAGGTCGAGACCCTGAAACGCGAAAGAAGGGAGCTTGGCGGACTGCTCGAAGAGAGCCTGTTGGAGACGGATCGTGACACCGAACTTGTTGTCGATGAACCAGATCTGGTTGAGGTCGATGATGGCCATCGCCTTCTGACCCTTCTCGATGCTGTCAAGAGTGACCAACTGCTTGCTCATGTTGTAGCACTCGGGTACGAAAGACCCGTCGGACTTGGTGAGAATCTTGAGCTTCATGGTGGCCGGGTACTGCTCCTTACCGGGTCGGACGATGGGCTTGTAGAGCGCCTCCTTGAGAACGGCGACGTTAAACTCCTTACCGAGCCACTCCTTAGAGTTGGCCGCGACGGTGTTGACAATCTTCTCGTCGAGCTCCTTGAGCTTGTCGTGAAGCGCCATGGCGTCCGCGTTGTCAGGATCGAACGAGAGATCGAGGGAGTAAGAAGTGCGCCCAGTCGCCTCATCGGTGTAGGCACTCAGG